AAAGAAATGGTTTTCTTTTTGACTTAGGTAATGCTCACCTATTATTAGGTCAGCTTAGAGAGAAGATAAACGAAATAGAAATAAAAGTAAAGGAAAGATTTGTACCTTTACCTACCTTTGTTAGACAAGTTAAACCTCGCTATCGTAAAGATGGCACACTAAGTACGGTTGGACTGAAGAATAGTCTGGGACAGGGGTGGGAAAATACTACTGGAGAGTTCTCTTTGATTGAAATGAAAGAGTTTAATCTTGGTAGTCGACAACAGATAGGTAGATATCTACAATACTTTGGGTGGAAACCTACAAAGTTTACAGACAAGGGACATATAATTGTAGATGAAAAAGTTCTTGAAGGTATCAAAGATATACCAGAAGCAGAACTGATAAGAGATTTTCTCTTACTGCAAAAAAGAATAGCTCAAGTTAGTTCTTGGGTAGATGCAGTATCAGAAGATGGGAGAGTACACGGAAGAGTAATAACAAATGGTGCTATTACTGGTAGAATGAGCCATCAGTCGCCCAACATGGCTCAAGTTCCTGCAGTGTATTCTCCCTACGGAAAAGAATGCAGAGGACTATGGGTAGTACCAAGTGGATACAAACTAGTGGGAGTAGACGCAAGTGGTTTAGAATTAAGAATACTTTCTCACTACATGAACGATAAGGAATATATAGATGCTATCATTAATGGAGATATACACAGCACAAATCAAAATCTTGCAGGTCTTGGCACAAGAGACCAAGCAAAAACTTTCATCTATGCCTTCATTTATGGGGCAGGTGACGAAAAACTCGGAACTATCGTCGGCGGGAATAGAAGCGATGGGAAAAAGATTAAAGATAGATTTCTCAGAGGTACTCCAGCCCTTGCAAGCTTTAGACAACGAGTGGGAAAAGCTACTGGAAAGGGTTGGCTCAGAGCAATCGACGGAAGAAGACTCATCATCAGAAACAGACACTCCGCCGTCAACACCTTAATACAAGGCGGTGGTGCTATCGTAATGAAGAAAGCACTAGTCTTACTTGATGGTTATGTAAGACAAAATAAATTAGAGGCTAGACCAGTTGCTAATGTTCACGATGAATTTCAATATGAGGTTCGTGAAGAACAAGCAGATGACTTTGGTAGACTCGCAGTTAATTCAATAGTAAACGCAGGTGTCGAACTTGGTATTCGATGCCCATTAAATGGAGAATATAAGAGTGGAAACAACTGGCAAGAAACACACTAAGACATTAGATACTTTAGTTGAAGATATCAATAGTGTACTAACAAATATATCATCAGGAGTTAAGCCTGATGTAAAAGAAGAACAGATAGATAAGTTCTTAAACAATACTAAACTAGCCTTACTTGATTGGCTTGAGCCTCGTAAGAGTTCTGGCAAAGGATTGAGAATGTCTGTCATTGGTAGACCTGCTCGTCAACTATGGTATGATAATCGTATCGAAAGAAAAGAAGAGATACATGACCCTTCTACTCAATTAAAATTTTTGTATGGTCATATGCTTGAACATCTATTACTATTTCTTGTTGAAGTATCTGGACATACAGTTACAGCACAACAAAAGAAAGTAAAGGTTGCAGATGTAGTTGGTCATATGGACTGTAAGATAGATGGTGAAGTTGTTGATGTCAAGTCAGCATCACCAATGTCATTTAAAAAATTCAAGACTGGAAGTCTATATGAGAATGACCCCTTCGGATATGTTGCTCAACTTGCAGGATATGAACACAATGAACCAACTAGTAATGGTGGTTTGTTTGCAGTAGATAAATCATCAGGCGAGATTGCATTGTTTAGACCAGATGAACTAATGAAACCCAATGCAGAAGAATTAATTAAAAACTTAAAGGAGAAAATACAAAGTGAAGAACCACCTGAAAAATGTTATCAACCGATTCCACATGACAAGACAGGGAATTATAAACTTCCTGTGGGGTGCGTATACTGCTCTCATAAGTTTCATTGTCATAGTGATACTAATGAGGGTCGTGGACTTCGAGTATTTAAATATGCCAACTCTAATGTGTTCATGACCACAGTAGCTAACACTCCAAAAGTAGAGGAGATAACTATCAATGAATAGAAAAAAAATAAAAGTGTTAAGACGCAAAGCTAAACACATATTAGTTGAATGGTTAAAGTCTTTACTTCCAGAAGAAGAACAAGAGAAAGTTACTATCAATAATATTTTAGAGTTGATGCCAAAGCAAACACATTACATACATAACTTTCAATTGTATCAAAGTGCTTGGTCATTTAGATGGGTGATGAAAAGATTAAAAAAGAATCCAGAATGGACATTCAAAGAAATGAATGAAAGTGCAAGCCCAAGTGAACGACAATTAAGAAGAGAAAGAATGGTTGAAGATGGCCCAGTACCGCTCTAAGTTTGAGAAGACTATTGTTACTGGTCTTCAAAAGAAAAAAATAAAATATAAGTACGAAGAATATGTTATTGATTTTGTACAACCAGCTATTGATAGAACATATCTTCCCGATTTATATTTTCCTAAGACAGATATCTTTGTAGAATTAAAAGGTGTTTTAAAACTAGAAGACAGAAAGAAACATTTGTGGATACAAGAACAGTCAGACTATGATATTCGTTTTTGTTTTATGAATGCAAATAATAAAATAAGAAAAGGTTCTAAGACAAGTTATATTAATTGGTGTGAAGCCAATAACTTTTTATGGTGCGACAAAGAAATACCTTTAGATTGGATGAAATAATGAAGATAACAAAAGACAATGCATATATTATACTAACTCCTAACGTACCTGGTGATGGTGATGTTGGTTTAGAAATGATAAATTATACTGACGACCCTAATGTAGACACACTAGCTTATGGTATAAGGTGGTTAGTAACACAAAATCCAGAGCTTGTATACTACATAGGTGCAAGAGAAATGGAATACGAAGTAATTAAAAAAATAAAAGATGGAAAGGATACCCCAGACAATGACCCAAGTCTCCACTAAAAAACTAATAGAAAAAGCAAAGAGTATTGTCTCTACTGATAGAGAGAAAACACACGGAAACAAAAAGATTAATCACGATAATATAGCTAAGATGTGGTCGGCTTATCTTGATATACCAATGACTGGTCTTGATGTTGCATTAATGATGACCTTACTAAAGGTTGCAAGAACAAAAGCAGGTTCACATAACCCAGATGATTACATTGATATGGTTGGTTATAGTGCTATTGCTGGTGAGTTAGCGGAAGGAGAAAAATAATGTCTAACAATCAATTACCAACCACATACCAACAATTTATACATGCATCAAGGTATGCTAGATTTGTTGAAGAACATAAACGCAGAGAGTCTTGGAGTGAAACAGTCACACGATACTTTGACTTCATGCAAAAACATTTAAAAGAAAATAATAAATATAATCTACCTAAAGATTTACGAACTGAACTTGAAGATGCTGTTTTAAGTTTAAGTATTATGCCATCTATGAGAGCACTTATGACAGCAGGTGAAGCATTAAATAGAGACCATACCGCAGGATATAATTGTAGTTATATTCCTATCAATGATGTTAGAAGCTTTGATGAAGTTATGTATATTCTTTTGTGTGGTACAGGTGTAGGCTTCTCAGTTGAAAGAGATTATGTTGATGAGCTTCCTACAATTGCAGAAGAGTTTGAAAGTAGTGATACTATTATTGTAGTACAAGATAGTAAACAAGGTTGGGCTAAAGCATTTAGAGAATTGATTGCTATGTTATATGGTGGACAAGTTCCTAAGATAGATGTAACAAGAATTAGACCTGCAGGTGCAAGACTAAAAACTTTTGGTGGTCGTGCTAGTGGGCCTCAACCTCTTGTAGATTTGTTTGACTTTGCAATTACCACATTTAAAAACGCCGCAGGTAGAAAGCTTGACGCTCTTGAGTGCCATGACTTAGTCTGTAAAGTTGGAGAGGTTGTTGTTGTAGGTGGTGTTAGACGAAGTGCTTTGATATCTTTAAGCAACATACAAGATGATAGAATGAGAAATGCTAAGAGTGGTTCTTGGTGGATGACTGAACCACAAAGAGCATTAGCTAACAACTCAGCTTGTTATACTCGTACTCCCGATATGGCTTTATTCATGACAGAATGGAAGTCATTATATGATAGTAAGTCTGGTGAGAGAGGTATCTTTAATCGACAAGCCGCTAAAGAAAAATCTGCATTGAATGGTCGTCGTGATATTGAACATGACTTCGGTACTAATCCTTGTTCAGAAATTATTCTTAGACCTTATCAGTTTTGTAACTTAACTGAGGTTGTAGTTCGTGCTACTGATAGTGAAAAAGAATTATCAAGAAAGGTTAAGTTAGCTACGATACTTGGTACATTCCAATCAACTCTTACAGATTTTAAATACATAAGAAAGATATGGAAATCAAACACTGAAGAAGAAAGATTACTCGGTGTATCTCTTACTGGTATCATGGACTCAACCGCAACCAACAGTCCTAAGAAAGGTTTTCTATCTGGACTTAGACAGTCTGCTGTTGATACTAACAAAGAGTTTGCTAAGAAACTTAAGATACCACAATCAACTGCAATCACTTGTGTAAAACCTAGTGGTACAGTAAGTCAGTTAGTTGATAGTGCATCTGGTATTCACACCAGACATAATCCTTATTACATTCGTACTGTAAGATGTGATAAGAAAGACCCACTAACTCAACTGATGATTGATAAAGGCGTACCACATGAGCCTGATGTAACTAAACCAGATTCAGTTATGGTGTTTTCTTTTCCTACTGAATCACCAAGGGGTTCGATAACTCGTAATGATAAGACTGCTATTGAACAGTTAGAGTTATGGTTACAGTATCAACGAGAATGGTGTGAGCATAAACCTTCTGTAACTATTAGTGTTAAGGAACACGAATGGATGGAGGTTGGAGCTTGGGTATACAAACATTTTAATGAGGTATCTGGAATTAGTTTTCTTCCTTATACTGACCATGTATATAAGCAAGCACCTTATCAAGATATAACAAGAGAAGAATATCTTGAATGGAAAAAGAAGATGCCTAAGACTATAGACTTTTCTTTACTAAGTGAATATGAATCCGAAGACAATACAACAGGTTCTCAAGAACTTGCATGTACTGGTGGAGTGTGTGAGCTTGTAGATATCACACAAGAAATTGCTTAGATGAAAAAGAAAACTGTAAAGGAAGGAGTTATTGCTAGTTATAGTGTACTAGTAAATAACAAAGGAGAGTTGATATCAGAAGTATCAGCTCTACCAGAAGATAAAGCAGACATTATGAATGAAACATTTAAAAGGAGTGAAGAAGAAAAACAATTTTATATTCAACTTGTAAAAGAACTTAAGTTAAAGTTTAATGAAGTAGAAAAGTGGATACAAAAATATATAACTTCTATAAATTAATTATGAAAACATTTGTATACGGTACATTAAAAAAAGGAAAGAGGCTTCATTCTATTATTGAAGACGCAACTTTTATGGGAACACACGAGACTAAACAATCTTTTGATATAAAAGATTATGCTAATGGTGCGTTTCCTATTGTGTTCTTACCCAAAGATGATGGGTATAAAATAAAAGGTGAGTTGTATGATTTAGATAGTAAGATTATGAGTTATGTTTGGAGCTTGGAAACAGGTGCAGGTTATTCTCCTGTTGAGATAGATGTGGGAGACCATACTGCAGTTGCATTTATATATCCTCAGTTTGCTGAAAGCTCAGCGATTGAGGTAACTGATAAGTATATAGCTACTAGTAATGATGTTAAGGAATGGACTGGAGTTTAAGATTATTTATTAGCTTTTTTCTTTAATCTTTTAAAAATTTTTGTAATTTGTTTATCAAGTTTTTCATGCATGTGTTGTTGTTCATGTTGCATTTTTAAAATTTCTTGTTGTAAATTAATTGTAGATATTAAGTTCCAACTAATTAAAGCCATCAATCCTATAAGAGCTACACCTATAACTTTTTCTGCTAAATTCATTTAATAATTCTTTCACAATGTTTGACACCAGTTTGGTCTACTGAAAATTCACATTGCTCTAGAGTGCATGTATACTGAACTTGATTGCCAGAGTTTCTCTCCGCCGTGCGCTTAGCTGTGAGGCACGTACTTAAATTGTCCTGGTGATACCAACCTTCTATAGTTTTATTACCACCATCATAGACATATAAACTAAGTATGATAACTGTTTCAATGATTCCCATTCTTTCGTTCCTCTAAATCTATTAATCTTTCTTCATGAAATTGTATAATCATTTCATTCTTTAGTATTAGTGGTATCTCTCCTTCCATTTGTTCCTTAAGTTTTTCAGTACTCTCGGCAAGATATTCCACCAACATGTAAAGCTCTTGGACTTGTGGACTGACCATGTCTCCTTTTGGAACACCATCAATAAAAGTATTAGCAGCTTCTAGGTCTTTCTCCATAAGCTGTAGTTTAGTTTCTATATTATTAAGTCGCTCAATGACGCCAAACCCGAACCAAGCACCCACAAGGCAAGCGCCAATAATGCTGATAAGATTACGAGCTGGCATTGAGATAGGGGTGTTTTCATTTATTTTCATACCTCATCCGTCTGTACAGGTTTGCCTTCACAAAAGTATTCAAATGATTCCATATTCATATCTTCTATGTTTCTAAACTTTTCTAATAAACTATCTACTAATACTACTTTATTATCAAATAAGTATTGTTGACAAGCATCTTTAGAAATAAAGTGCATATCTTGAAGGTGACTGTTTCTAGTTTCTTCTCCTCCAAACCACATCATAACAGTAAGAATCCAAATCATTATTTTTTTACCAAACTTCCACCAAAGTATAGACCAATAATTGCCGCCACTAAATTAGTATCAAGTGGTGTAATTACAACTCCAGGTGCTGCCATTGGTACCCATTTCATTATCTCTTTACCTTCTGTAAAGAATAAAAATCCAGGTTTAAATTCAAGGTAACCTACTATTATCTGTACCTCTGGTGCAAATAAAGGAATAAGTTTAGGCAATACAACAATAGAAAAGATTGCAGTCAATGCAATGATACGTCTTGTCCATTGAAATCCTACGTTCTCATATTCTCTTGCCGCTTTATAACCTTTTTGTTGAACAGAATTTCTTTCTATAAGAAGCTTTTGTTCTGATTCTTTAGCTTTAATTTTTTGTGACCATATGCTCATGACTCCACCGAGTACGGTAGAGCCAAGCATGGTAATCATTTCAAATGGTATACCCATAATAAATTATCCTATTACTACAGCAAGAACAATTACTACGGCAACAGCAATAGCAATTTTCTTTTTTTTATCTAGGTTCATAAACCATTCTTTAGCTTGCATTATTTTTTCCATAATGTTTCTCCTTTGTTAGTTATAAAACTCCTGCCCCACACACGAGTGTTATTTTATTTTTATTGTTTTACTTTTCTTTTCTTCTGGAAGGTTAAGCTTCATCTTAATTAAAAGTATGCCGTCTTTAAACTCTGCATCTTTAACTTCAAGATGTTCTGCAAGAGTCCACTTTCTAGTAAAGGCTCTCTTTGCTATTCCTTTATGAAGAAAACTTTCTTCTTCATCTTTTGATTCTTTAGAAGCTGATATAGTTAAGACATCTTCTTTGACTTCTACATTGATATCACCTTTAGTGAATCCTGCTAAAGCCATTTCCAATTCATAACCATCAGTACCTAGCTTACGAATATTGTAAGGTGGGTAACTTGGTGCTTCAAAGTTTGACATTGAAGACAGTTGGTCAAAGATAGAATCAAAGCCGACTGTTAAGTTTCTAAATGGGTCTGCATTAAACACCAGACCTCTTCTTGTTGTTGTAGGTATGTTCATAATTAACTCCTTTCATTAAGCAAGTTATTGTTGTTGTTGTCATCTAGAGTGCTACCTATAAGCCACCCCAAATCTCTAGTAGAAATAATAAAATTTCTACAATAGTATTTTCCACAGTGTACTATTTTTTCTTATGATTTCTATCTAACAGTCCACCCTTTTCAAATGAAAACGATATACCTGCTTTAACAGAACTTAAACTAGTAGCATCTATTCCAATTTGAGTACCACCTTCAGTTGTATAACCAAATCCTTCATCATTAAGACCCCAACCATTGTCTACTTTACTAAATAAACTTCTCTCTTTTTCAGGAGGAGAATATTTAGGAGTATCAAATGTAGGAGTTGCTGGACCAAATGTAGGATTATTATTATTGTTATTATTATTATTATTATTAGGATTAGTAGTTGTACGACCTTTTCCTGGTCCACCAGGAGTTTGTCCTTGTTTGCTATTATTACTTTTATCTCTGTTATTACCACCTGGATTGCCACCATCTCTAGCTCCACCTCTACCACGACCAGCACTACCCATACCAGAAGCACCTGCTCCACTATCAGCACCACCACCATATCTAAAACCAAGTCTATCCATATCTTCTTTACTAGGTTTTTTTATTGGTAAAGTAATTTCTTTTTCTTCTGAAGATTCTTTTTTTTCTTTAGCCATTTTTATTAAGGCTTTAGATACAGCTTCCATTCTTTTTTTAATACCACCCATTTTATTTTTGTCAGCATTTTTATATTCATTGTTATTTAAAAATTCTTTAGCTGCTTCTTTATATCTACCTGTGTTTATCAAAGCACGAGTAACAGGACTCTGACCTATTGAACCTCTGTAATACTCACTAAAGATAGCTTGTTGTGCATCTTTAGGAAAGTTTACAAAATTAGGAAGAAGACTATTAACTTCTTTTAATCTTACTTCTATATCTTTTTCTAGTAATTTTTCCGCATCTTCTTTATTTATTCTATCAACAGAAATGTTACCAGTTCTACCATCAATTAATAAATGACCATAACCTACTGAGTCTTTATCTTTATCTTTATAAGGTTCAAGGCTAAGTCCTTCTGCTTGTCGAATAGTTTCTTTAAACTTTTCAACATCTATGTTAGCTCCTTTGTTAGCTTTAATACTACCAAAATATTCTTCTGTATTTAAAGGACTTTTTCTAGAATAAGTATTGCCACCATAGTTAGTAATAGAATCGTTAGCAGTATTAACAGTTCCATACATCTTGTTTCCTACTCTCATAAACGCATCCATTCTTCTACGTCTGTCAGTAGGTACTGATGGTGGTAGCATTCCAAATTCTGCTAATGTTTTTTTACTTGACATTCCCATATTAATTATTCCTTTGTTGTAATCTTCTTGTTAACTCTTTAACGTACCCACCTTGATTAAATAAATTTGGTGATATTAATTCAAAATCTTTTTTAAAAAAATCTTTCTGTAAATTAAAATTATCTTTGTAAGTAAGACCAGGAACTCCTGTTCTTGTTAATAAACCCCTAATAGTAGGAGCAGGTAAAGCATCATAAAAATTTCTAATAGCTTCATCATAATCTTGTTTACCAAAAACACCACCAGTAGCATTAGTTATAGCTAAAAAAGAATTACTTGCTACAGTAGCACCTGGAAATATTTCTAAAGGTCTGTCTGCTCCTGGCCCTACAACTCTATTTAAAACATAAGTAGGTAACCATCCCATGTTACCAGATAAATTCATAGAGTTAGCTAACCAAACATCAGGACTATCATCAATATTAGTTCTAACTTCACCATACTTTGCATACTCTCTTAAAGAACTGATAGCTCCATAAACAGTCAAAGCTCCAGTCATTTTAAATAGTTGTGCTTGTTCACCACTTTCTGCTCTGGCTATTAATGCATTTGTTTGTGCAGATTTAGCTTGTGCCCAAGAACTAAACTGACCTAATATTCTTACTAATGGATTTCTTGTTTGTGTAAATAATAATCTATTACCAACAGTAGGAATAATTGCATCTCTATCAGCAGACTTTACTCCAATTTTATTAAGTAAGACTTTTCCTTCTTTATTAGCTAAAGCTTCATCAAGTGTATTAAACTTACCTAATTTTATAACATCTTTAATTGAAGTAACTCCAAGTTTAGTAAGATGTTGTATATCTTCTACTTGTACTTTATTTAAAGATTTTAAATTTCTAAAAGATTTTACATTAGCTTTTTCTAAAGCAAGAGCAATAGACCTAGCACTTTTATATCCATCTACTATTCCTGTATTATATGCATACCTTCTAGCTACATTTGTAATACCTTCAAGACCTATATATTTAAAAAACTTTTCATTACCCATTCCAATAATATCTATGTATCTAGCAGAAGCTTGGCCAGCTTCAGTAGCTGTCCTATCTCCAGCACCTACATAAGCATCTTTTAATAATTGTCTAGCAATTTTACCATGAAATAATTCAAGAGATTCGGCTCCACCTTTTTCGTATTTAGTACGAATGTTTGTTCTAGCAATTCCTTGTAACCAAGAACCAAAGTGTCTACTATTTTGAAACGGTTGTACTAAATCACCAAGGTTAGCTATAGTAACTTTATCCATCATAGATAAGTTAGCTAATGTAGAAAGTGTAGCTACTATATTTTTTTCTGCAGGATTACCTACTCTACCATGTCTTCCAAACAAAGCATTAACTGAATCAGCTATAGCTTTAACATCTTTATTATAACCACCAACTCCCATAGTTTCTTTAGTAAAACCATTATTAATATATTGACTTTTTAATCTATTAAAATAACTATTTAATAGTTCACCATTAGGACCAAACTTTCTAGCAAATTCTACTGATTTAACACTAGTACGAGCTAAGTCATTTAATACAGAACCTATATCATTAACCAACCATTTTTCCATTACTTTTTCTACATCATCATAAGAACCTTGTATAACTCTTTGATGTTGTATATGCTCACTAAGAGGTAAGACTAATTTTAATTGACCTCTAACATCTGAATTTAAAATACCATAGTTAGAATCTAAACCTATAATAGGATTATCATATTCTCTACTAATACTTTCAAAATATTTTTTAGCTGCTGCTTTACCTTGTGAAGGAGTAAACATTTTTTTTCCTACAGGAACACCAGCATTTTTAAGTATTTTTCTTTGAGCTGAAGTTTTACTTATATTTTGAAATACAGTTCCCATATCAGTCATAAATAACTCCATACTTTCTTTGCTTTTATTAACTGCATTAAAATTAATTTTTCTAGGAAAGTAATTTGTTACTGCTTCTGCTTCTGTAATACCTACTTCATTAAAATAAGATTTAAAATCACTTAAAAATCCTTTAATTTTTGTAGCAAGTTGTTGTGCTTGTGAATTAAATTTTTCTGTAGAACCTCTAACAATTTTTAAAGCTTCATCTTGTGTTTGTTGAGATGCTCCAAAAAGTATTCCTTCTTCTCCATATATAGCTCCAGTAAATCTATTGTAATTACTTTGTGCTAATTGTTCTATATTAGAAGTTGTTCCTGTTAATACTGGTCCTCTTCCTTCAACTACATTTCCAAAAAAATTAAGTCGAGGTGCTGTATCAAATTTAGGAAACATCATTGTAGAAAGTTCATCTACTATTGGACCTCTAGAAGAAAGTTTAGTAGATAAAGTTGTTGATGTATTTATATTAATTTGTCGTGCTAAATTTTTTACATACTCTCCATTTAATAAACGAGAAAATCCTTGTTGAACATTTGTAGGTATGCCAGTAAGTGAGCCACTTCTTAAAGCTCTTGAAGTTAAACCAAGAGCAAAACCAGAAGCAACAAAAGTATTAAATCCTTCTTCTGAATCTGTAAATAAAGTTCCTGCAGTAGCACCCATTGCTGAGCCAACAAGAGGTCTAGTTAAATTTATAGCTAACATTCTACCAAGTTGAGATTGTAAACCACCAATAGAATGTATTTGTTTAATAAGTTCTTGTTGATATTTATGTTCAGCTCCTGCTTGTTTTTCTAAACCTAGTTTAATTTCATCAGATAGTTTTTTAGTATACTTAGTGTAATCGTTTTCAGTACCTGTTAATATTTTTTTTTCTTTATCAGTTAATTTTTTAACAAGTTTTTTATATTTAGGTGACTTTGAACTTAAAACTTCTCCTGTTTTTTTATTTATTAAACCAAGAGATTTTTTTATTTCACTTAATTTTAAAAGTCTTTCTCTTTTAGGTTGTACATAACTAGCAAAATTATTATTAACTGATTCTAATTCTTTAAACAATCTTTTTATTTCAGGAAGAGAAGATATTTTTTTTACTTGTGTAAGTTGTTTAGATGTAATATTTAAATTTTTAAGAGTGTCCTCTTTTAATATTTGAGTAACAGCTCCAGCTTTAGTTTTATCTCCACCAAATATTTTAGGTGCTACTTTACTAGCAACTTTAGATACACCTGTTGTAACTCCTAATGCAACAGGAGATAATACAGCACCTGCACCTGCACCTACAAGAACATCATCCCAATTAAATTTTCCTTTTGCGGCAGTGTGAATAGAAGTAGCTCCAGCTCCTACACCAGCACCTAAAGCTGCAGTAGCTCCACCTGAAACTGCATAAGATTTAATTCCTTTATAAGCTCTTCCTGCTTGAGCTGCTCTTCCCCAAGGCATTAAAAAATACACAGGGTCTGTTAACATAACTAAACCACGACCACTCCAAACAGCAGCATCATTATCATACTTACCATCTTTAAATTCTGGAAAATTTTTTTGTATTTCTTTTACTCTTTCTTTTTCTATTTGTTTAGAAGTTTTATTAGTAAAAGCAGCTTCACCTAATCTCCACAAATCTCCAAATAAATAAGTCTCAAGAGCCGCACCGTACTGTGCTTTTCTAACAGCAGAAGGTTCTCCTGTTATAGTTGTTTCAGAAGTTACTTGAGGTTCACTTCCTGTAGCCCAAGATTCAAAATTAAAAGTAGAAGTAACATTATCAGTAGGAGTAGTAAGTTCTTTTATATTTTCTTTATTAGTTTTTTCATTTCCTGTAGCCCAAGATTCAAAATTAAAAGTAGAAGGAGTTTGTTCTATACTTTCAATAGAAGTATTTTGTTCTATAGTTTCAATAGGCACCTCTTTTATATCATCAGGCTTTTCAGATGTTGCCCAACTTTCAAAGTTAAAAACTTCAGACATTATTATTTTCCTAATTTAAATATTTTTTAATTCTACTATTTATGTTTAAAATATTTCGATAGTTGTTATTCCATTCTTTTTGAGCAGTAGCGTAATCTTCTCTTCTTTGTTTAAAATCTTCTACAGATTCAGTAAAACCATCCTCATTTCTAAATCTAGTTTCAAAAAGAGTATCACTAGGATTAGCAGGAATAGTATCTATAAATGCATTCCAACTATCTTTATTATTATCTCTCCACTCTTTAAATTCAGAACTAATACCTACTGCTCCTGCTTTTTTAATTGCTCTTCCATTATTAGGAGGCATAAAATCTTCTACATTTTCTAATGTAATTGTAGATTTAGTTTTATTTTCTTCAGGTATTAATGTATTTACTTGTTCGTCAACAGATGTTTTAATAGATTCTTGTGTAGTTGATTGAGTTTTTAACCATTTTTGATAACCAGCTAAAATATCAGAAGAAACACCTTTTGAATTTTGGAGACCTCCTGTTTCTTTTACTTTTTTATCAAAACTTTCCCAAGTATTAATTGTTTCATTACCATCTTTAACTGCATTAAATCCACTATCTGTAATAATATATGTTACAGCTTTTGGATTTAAAACACTTGATACAAACGCATCCATTTCAGTTTTAGCAACTCTTAATGTAGAACCTTGTTCTTCATATTTTTCTGCAATAGCGTTTAATTCTATTGCTAAATAATCTTTAGTATTTACTTCTTCATTATTAACTACTATAGTAGAGGGTACATTTGTTCCTAACCCTACTATATTAGTAGGAATTACATAAAATCCTTTAATAGGTTGTTTAATATCATAACCAAATTGGTCTGTATCTAATTCAATTTTTCTATTAATAAAAGATTGACTTACTGCTTTTTTAACACTGGCTTCATTTAAAGTAGTTAAATCTCCAGTAAAATATTTAGCCATATTATAATAATAATTATCCCATTCTACTTGTAAACCATTAATTGAATCAAATAAATCTTGTCCGTCTGGTCTTACAGTAATATCACCTTTATCGTTTTTAACAACAATATCTTTTATTTTTTCAGATGGAATAACAGACCCCATAACAGCAGTTGAAATTCCATAAGTACTTTTACTTTGAATACTTTTCCAAACACTATTTAAAGTACTTAAATCTGAACTATTTTTCATTACAGTTTTTTTACCACCTAGTATGTCTGACTCAATAGCTTTTTCATATCCACTATCCATATCATTTTGTAAAGTTTGTAAAACACTAGCAGATTTATCATCTTTATTAAAAAGTTTTTGAGTTAATGTAGAAACAGTATTATTTTCAATATCTTCTTGAGCTTGTGTAAATTTAGATGAATCAAAATAATTTTCATACTTAGGTCTTACAGGAAGTGCTGTTCCTTCATAAGTATATCCTGTAACTTTACCATCTTCTCCTTGTATATCTTTTATTTTATTTATTTCATTTTCTAATTGAAAAGATATACCACTACCAGCATCTATTTTTGTTCCAGTATTAGGAATAATTCCTTTAGCTACTAAAATATTCATACCTATTTCTTCTTTAGAAGCACCTTTACTTGCTGATGCAGATACTAAACTATTCATAGCATTATCTAATTTACTAGTTGTTGCAAAATCTGTTTCGTATTGTGCTGATTTATTAGCAAACAATACATCAGCTCTTCGTCTATAATAATCTTTTTCTTTAGCAAGTTCTTCTCCTCTTGCTTTAATTAATTCTTGTCTTTCTCTCATTGCAGTTTCTGCTAAACCACCTGCAACTTGTAAAGCACCATCAGGATTTTTAACTGCTAATGCAAGAGCACCTACTCCTAGTGCCCCTTTTAATATTTTTTTAAAATTATTATTTTTTTCTTCTTCAGCCATTATGCTAACTCCTCTTCCTCTGTGTCAGAAATACCTAAGTCTTCTGCTTTAGGTAACTCTTTTACTCTTGCAAGTAAAGAAGGTTCAACACTAGATTTTCTAATTTCTTTTGGTTTCATATCTTTTAATTGTTTATCTGACTCTTCCATATACATTTCTTTTTGGTCATCATCAAAATCTTCATCTTCATCTTCATAAATTACAGGCTCAATATCATTTTGTTCTGCTATTGCAATAAGAAGATACATTAAAGGCTCAATACAAAGAAGCATTAAATCAGGATTAATTTTACCACTTGTCATAGAAGTGTAAAGTACTGTTTGAACTATTTCATCAATAGGAGTATTGTTTAAATATTGACCTAGCAACTCTACATAGTTATCTTCTTCAGTCATTTTTAAAAACAAATCTTCTATAAAAGGTCTTACCTCAGTATATTCAGGTGAACGTTCCCATGGAAATTTTGATTCGGGTGCAGCTGTTAAACTTTCACCTGGAACAGGAGCATCAAAAGGGTCAAAGCTAGTACCATCTCCTAAGTCTACTTGACCTGCAGTATCTGCAGCAGGATTTGGTTGCTCTTGATTGGCTTCCAATTGCTGTTCTATATTTACGTTTTCTTCTTCCATGATTTTTTATCCTTTAATAAATTATCCAGAGGATGCTCTGGTAAATTAAATTTTTTCTTTCTTTCTTTTTCTCTTTTTTCTTTTAGTTCATTAAACTCAAACTCAAGTTGTTCTTCTGTATTTTCTTGTTTTTTCTGCGATTCTCTTTGGTTGCTTAACATGTTGTTTTCCCTTTCGAGTGCCTTTACGTTTAGCTTTAGTTGTAGCAGCATATTCGGCTGCAGTCAGAGACTTAATAGCAGCTGACGGAAGATAACGTTCTCCTGTCTCACTACTTTTTTTTCCAGATTTAGTTCGCCATACTTGTTTTGTCCACTGTTTAAGAGATTTTTGAGATTTTTTTAAGGCCATATTATATTATACCATACTATATAAGAGTTGTCAATAGTTAACTTTTGTAACCACCACCAGCAGCTTTGTATTGTTTAGCCAACATTTGTGCTTTACGAGCAGACCATTGACCAGCTTTACCACCTTTAGTACCAGCTTTAATTTTATTAAATAATCTTTTACGCATTCCAGGTTTAGTATAGTTACCTGCTGCATTTACTTTACTTTTAGGTTTAGTAGCCATTTGTTATTTTCCTTTTATATTTTTTGCCACTGTTGTTTCAAAGTTTGTTTTAATTGATTTCTTGATAACTTCTTTTTATTAGGAAGTATTTGACTTTGATTTTGATTTGTTTGCAACAGGCTTTTTGCTATTGGATTGCTTTTAAGTTTTTGGTCCATCTTACCAAGCTTTACAACTCCAGTATCTAGCTGTTAGTTTACTAAGTTTACCTTTATCACATCCATGTCTAGCTCTAAAAGATTTTTTACGAGCTGGTATGTTCTTTTTAATCTTCATATTAGCATCACCAAAACGAATCATCTTAATAGTCTTACCTTCTTTAGCTAACACTACAGACTTCTTACCGCCTTTAATAGAACGTTTTGGTTTATTGTAACCAGAAAATCTTTCTCCTCTGTATTCAATAGACATTATGCGTATTTACTACTTCCTTGTATATCTAATTTTTGTCTATCAAAACCATCTTGAAGAGCTTTAGTTAGTAGTGAACCACTTTTGTTATAACTTCCTTTTGAATCACCATAACTAGCTCCATAAGCTTCTAAAGAAGAATCACCATAACCAGTACTATAAGAAGCATAAGCATCTTCTTGATTGTCTGCTGCTAAATAAGATGAAGCATAATCAAGTGCTTTAGTTTTTCCTTTATCAAGTAAACTACTTGTTTTAGCTTTAGCACTTATATCATAAACAGGTGCATCACCTACACTAGTATAACTACCTGTTTGCCACATAGAAGCATCTCCTACTCCACCTTGTGTTGATGATAGTTTAGCTTTTGAACCAGTATAACTATATTGAGTAGCTGAATCCATATGAGGATTAGGTTGAGAAACTGTAAAGTCTCCTGAACTTGAGTAATCAATATCCCATGTTGTTTTTGTTTTACCTGGTCCTGTAACTTGTGTAGTAGAAGTCATACCATTATTTTTTGTATACTCATGTGCACTAAAGTCATCAAGTTTATAATCTTGTTTAATAGTGTTATGATATCTTTGAGCATCAGGTGTCATGTTTTGATAAATACCTTGTTTACTCCAAGCAGCATTTAAAATATTATATGACTGTGCATTAGCAGCATTAGCTACTGCCATATTAACACCACCAGTACTAACTACTCCACTAGCACCTGCAACAAAATTACCTGTAGCTTTTGTTACTTGAGCAGCTATTGTACCAGGAGCACCACGAGCACCAGTTAAAACAGTTTGAGATACAAGTTTTTGTGTACCCATACCTGCACGACCACTAAGTACATCACCAGTTCCACCTACAAGATTTTTAAATCCTTCTGAAAAATTTCCTTGACCAAAACTTCCCACAGTTTTAGATAAAGTTTGTGTTATACCTTTGTAAGTACTACCAACAAATTGAGCACCTTTATAAGCATAACTACCTAAAGTTTTCATAGCACCTCCTAGTCCTGAAGCAAATCCAGGTGCAACTCCACCAGGCATAAGGAAACTTCCAAGGTTACCCCAGGCTGTACTAGCTATACCGCCTAAACCTCCCATCAGCCAAGGCATAGCAAAAGATAAGGCCATCATCCCTATTGGACCTATCTTATTACTAAACTTAGCAAACTTAGTCATAGCACTCTTGCCAAATTTTTTAATTCCTTCCCAAGTTTTTTTACCAAGTTTTTTAATTCCTTTGGCAACTTTTTTTACAACCTTAGTAATAGGATTTTTTTTGACAACTTTCTTGACAACTTTTTTTACTTTTTTCTTTACTTTTTTTATTGCTTTAACTACTGAACCCATAGTCTTTTTCTCCTTTTGTAAATGCGTATCCTTGTTTTTTAACTTTTACTTCGCCAAACTTATCTTGACCTAAACGTATCCAATTTATTTTTTGTTTATCACCAACTTGCTCAGCTAAATTTCTTTGTGTCCACCTATGTAATGTAAGAACACTACCATCATTACATATAGTATCCATGTGCCATATATTTTTTCCATTATTCCACCAGCTTTCATTTTCTATTATACCTGTGCGTTTAAATCTTTTAGAAGATTCATTGTTCATAAAAGCCCAACTAGTATAAGCAAAAGGTCTATCGCCTCTTCTAAAAACTCTATACTGATTAAGTTTTATTGGTGGTAAAACTTGTTGTAAGATGTGTTCAACATCTCCTTTAAATATATCTTTGTATATATTAGCAGTTCCAACTAAATGAACTGCAGCTTCTACATCATTCATTGTTTTTTTTTTATTATTATAATAAAGTTATAGCAAACTCAGCTAACTTTTTAATATTAGCGTACCTATCTTTTTCTGCAGATTGTTCATTACCAAGCGCTGCAATAGCTATTTTAGCTTTTCTATCTTCTTCATTTTCTGATGACTCGTACTCCCACTTTGCAGCATCTCTCATTTCTTGCCATAAAAAAGACAATCCTTGATTACTAAGATTAAAAGCATTCATTGCATTAGCTTGATTAACTGCGTTAACTCCAGCAGTATTAGCAGTATTAGTTTGTCTACGCCATTGTACATTTGATTGCTCAATAGCCATAGAATTTTGTACATTAAACTGGTCTTTTTGAAATGCAAGATTAGAATTAAACTGTGCTATTTGTGAATTCATAGAATCTTGTAGTCGTTCAGCTTCAAGAGCATTACCCACATTTTGTGCAGATATTGTATTAGCTTGTGTATTATTAAACTGTGTCATTGCATCAGCACGAGCTGCATTATTTTGTGAAATAGTAGAAGCAAGATTAGCCATAAATTGGTCAGTTTGCATATCACTAGTTGCATTAAATTGACTAGCTGCATTAAGAGAAGCTTGGTCAGATAACATAGCTTGTTGTCTTTGTTGTGCAGTTAACATAGCAGCTTGTTGTTTATTACTAAGATTAGTCATGTCAAGTTGTAAAAATGATTGAGCATTTAATACTTGAGCTTGTTGTTTGTTAGTAAGATTAGCCATATCCATAGCAGCAAGATTGGCTGCATTTTGCATTACAGCTTGTTGTGAGTTACTAAGATTTTGTAAACCAAAAGTTCTAAATAAATTAGAGTTAGATATTACAGCTTGTTGTTTATTATTAAGATTAAGAACATCAAGACCTGCAACAGTTTGAGCATTAGCAAGAGCAACAGATTGTTTGTTGTTCATTCCTGCTAATTCCATTTGTTGTTTTAACTCAGCATTACCTACAGATGTTTGTTGATTATTAGCAAGGTTTTGTAAACGAACTTGTTGTGCTTGAGACGCACTAGCAACAATAGCTTGTTGTTGATTATTTAAATTAGCCATTAACAACTGTTGTGTATTTTGTCCAGTTTGTATAGCAGCTTCTTGAGTAAACTGTGCACCTGTTAACTGTGCTTGAAATTGTTGTTGTTTACTTAATACTTCAGCTTGTTGTTGATTGTTAAGATTAGCCATTGCAGCTTGTTGTAACTGTGTAGCATTAGCTTGAGCAATTGGAATAGCACTTTGAATAATAGAATTAACTAAAGCTTCTCGTCCAATAGAAGAACGACTCATACCTCTTGATGCAAGATTTTTATCTACAGCTTCAACAGCAGCTCTTGCCCATGTAGGAATAGTACCACTATCAATACCATCTAATAACTTTTCCATTTGACCTGACACAAGTGTATCAGCAGGAAGTGAAGCTATCTGTGCATTAACAGCAGCAGGTTGACTTACAGTTGCAGCAGTTATTGCCGCTGGATTAGTTCCAACAGCTCCTTGAATATTAGAAGGAAGACTTGCAGTTTGTGCAGCTATTGTAGCTTTTTGTCCAGTAATAGCAGCAGCTAAAGCTTTACTATTAATAGTACCTTGTGCAGCATTTGCTATTGCAGTTGCCGCAGGATTTGCAGAAGCACCTGTAACACTAGAAGCAGTACCAGATTGAGCAGCTACTTGTCTAGTTGCAGCAAGATTAGTTTGAGAAGCACCTGTTGCTACTTGTCCTTGACCTACTCTAGCAGCAGTCATAGTTGTTGGCTGAAGTGTGGTAGGAGTTGCAGCAGTTGCTGAAGTACCTGCAGTTGCACCAGTAATAGTGCCAGCAGATATACCTTGAGTTCCTACAGCTGTAGTACCTGCTTGAGTAGCAGCACCTTGTAATTCATTAGACTGAACAGTTTGTTTAGTATAAGTTTGTTTAGCTTTTGATGCTATTTTAGGGTCAGCTACTTGTTCAGAAAGATAATCAGGTATTTTTTTACTACCTATTTTTCCTCTAGCTTTTGATTCAGTTGGTATTGCCATAATTTATCTTCTCTTTCCTTGACCTCGGTAAGGTTTGAAGTTTGCTTTCTTTTTCTTATTCATAGTACTAGTTATTGGATGTCTGCCTATTGAAGTTCCCTTTAGTACAGGGACATGTCCTTCTTGTGATTTCCAAATCTTTGCCATTAATTACATAAAAGTTCTTAAAACAATAAACATCATCTGAGCAAAGACAGTAGTACCAATAAACCATACTAAAGCACGCAGTTGTCGCATGTCTTTTTCAATATGAAATAAATGATTGTCCTTTAAAACTCCTAGTTTACTATCCATTAGTTCAAGTTTACCTTCTATTCTTATTATTGCTTCTTTGTTATCTTGCTCAGTTGTCATAAGATTAACTTTCTTTTTTAACTTCTTCTTCTTTATTTTCTTCTTTTGGAAGTTCTTTTTTAAGAAGAGAAGTATAGTGTTCCCCTAAAACTTTTAAGTTATCAAACTTTAAATTAAGGGCAGTCTGTTCTTGACCTATATTTCTTAACTGCATAAAAGCATACTTGCCATTATCACTTAAGTTATTTTCGTCGTATTCTTTATTGTCTATTGTAAACATTGTTTTCCTTTTTCTTCGCCCAATATTTTAATTTAGCTTAATGTTGAAACATCAAAACTATTGTCAACTGTGTCAGCTACTGGTGGGTTCTTGTGTACGTTATGTTTTTTTGCAAACATATCATCCCAATGTGCCTCATCCATAAGTGTCAACAATTCAGCTTTTGTATAATCACCCGGTGCTTTTGATGGTGTGTCTATCTTTTCAGATTTTTTAAATGTATGAGAAAAGTCACCGTCAGTATATTTATACTCAACGGACCATTCTGTAACATTACCATCAGCATTTTTTTTAGGTTTAGCCGATACCCATTGTTTAGTTACTGCCATATTATTCTCCTTTTAGAACTTTAATTTCAGCGGAAAGTTCTTTTACCGCATTTATTAAATACCAAAGTAAATTATCTGTTTCAATTGATTTTACTCCTGTACTTTCAGTCTTTACAATTTCAGGTAAAATTGTTTCTATTTCTTGAGCAACAACACCTAATTGTGTTCCACTTTTATTAACATAACAAGATTTTGCGTTATCAAAGTCTGTAACTTCTTCTAAAGTTCTATACTCAAAATTTCTTACTTGAATTTGGTCTATTTTTTCTAAACCAATATTATTATTAACAATATTTTTTTTAATACGTTCATCAGAAGTTTGAGACCAAGTTGTGCTGTTATTACCTTGATAAACACCACCACCATTAGGGTTAATAAATCCAGTGTTTGCACCTTTACCATCTGAATCATAACCTATAACTATTTCATTTCCTACAGTTGCACCTGAGGCATCTGTAGCATCCCCTATCATTATACTATTACCACCAGTGGTTATATTGTCTCCTGCTTTGTGACCAACACAAACAAGACTTCCACCATCAATAACAGCTAACCCTGCTTCAAAACCTATCAATGTATTTCCTGACCCAACAGTTAAAGCATTTCCTGCGGCATTTCTACCAATAGCAACATTATAACTACCTGTTATAGTACTTTGACCACCACAGTTATCACCTATAAAAACATTACTACCACCCGATGTTAAAGATGCACCTGCATCAGTACCAATTAAAACATTTCTAACACCTGTATTTAAAGCACTGCCAGTATTATAGCCCAAGGCTGTATTATTATCACCAGAAGTCAAAGCATCTAAAGAGTAGTTACCGATTGCTACGTTGTATTCTCCGCCTGCTATTGAACCTGACATTGCTAAATGACCGATAGCCAAGTTGTTTGCCTCAGTATCAGGAAGTTGTAATGCGTTTCTTCCTATTGCAATATTCCCATCAGTAGTTGTTGTTTGAGCTAATGCGTCTTGACCAATGGCTACATTATTTGCACCAGAAGTAATATCCTTACCAGCATTAGTTCCAACGCAAACATTTCCGTCACCATCTACAATAGCCTCACCAGCGGCATAGCCAACTAAAGTATTGTTGCCACCAGTGGTAATTGCAGTACCAGCTTGATACCCTACTGCTGTGTTAAAATCTGCAGAAGTTAAAGCATCTAAAGTATAGTTACCTATTGCTACGTTGTATTCTCCTCCAGCTACAGCTCCACCAAGAGCGGATGTACCAATAGCCAAGTTATGATTTTCTGTATCTGCTGCGTCATAAGCTAAATAGCCCATAGCTAAAATATTACTGCCCGTTGTATTTGATGTAGCAGCTTTGTAACCAACAATAGTTGCTTCACTCATACTTGTCATTTCTTCGGCAGCTTCGTTACCAATTACAACATTGTAACCACTTGTAGCAGCTTGTGCAGAACCAGCTAAATACCCAATAATAACATTTTCCGATGCACTTGTAGCATTTGCAAATGCATTTTTACCAATCATCACGTTTTTACTACCAGTATTCATATCAGTTCCAGCTTGTTGACCGATAGCTACATTTTGGTCTCCAGTTGTAATAGCATCTAAGGCATTTATTCCATAAGCGGCATTAGCTTCAGCAGTGTTATCTGTTCCAGATACATCGTGAGTATAGATAGAATTATCAGCAGTATAGAACGGAATACCAGCAACACTAGTAGCTGTACCTGTTGCACCTACTGCACCGTCTTTTAAGGTTACCCCGTCAACGGCTACACCGTTAGCATTAGTATTTTCACTAATAGTATCTACTTTAATCGTACTTGTCATAATAGTTTATCCTTAAATAGTTTGACTGTCTTGAAAATCTTTCCAAGCAGCTTTAACAGCATCAGTCCATACAGCGTTTGCCACCGCTTGAACTTCTACATCTTCAGCAGATATATCCATATCTGGGTGTAATACATGTCTGTGAGTTGAACGTGATATTTCTGCATCATCTTCTTTGATAACAGTATCCGTTCTAACCTGAACAGCTTTATACTCTCCAACTACTTCTATCTTTGCTATTTCTGTTTCTTTTGTTAT